GGAATGTAAAATTATTTCTATCAAATGGTTTTGCAAATTCATTTTTAGCACTACTACCTTCAAATCTATAAGTTATTGCACCGTATAAACTTGCATCCAAATCTCCAAAATCTTTAGTTTTATTTCCGTTATAAACAGAAACGGTATCATCTATAGAACCACTTACCTTTTCGTATGCATCAAATTCTTTATTTGTTGGATAAACTACATCTACCGTTGCTAAAAATGTTTCCATTATAATTTAGTTTTTATATCTTCTATTTCAACTTGAATATCTAATAACTTTTCATCGTTCTTCTTATCAATCTCATTAACAGTATCTTCCAATTCTGTTAATAATTGTGCTTTCTCATGCTCACTCAACCACCCATCTTCACCAATGCCCTTTGCTTCGGCAGCTGCCAATCTTTGAGCAATTGTTGCCAATTTAATTAAATGGTCATCGTTCTTAATGGATGAATCAATTAAATCTCTAATTATAGGTGCAAGAACTGTTGCTTCACCTACATTACGAATCAACTTACGAAGAGATTCAATCATATCTGATATATTCTTCTTTTTTACTTGTTGATTATCGTAAATATCTTTAAATAATGATGATAAGTTTTTACCATCAAATAACTGAAATTCAGATGCCATATTTTATTCTTTATTAATAATTATTTACTAATCAAATAATTCTCTATTATAAGATAATCCATTTCTGAATTTAAGAAAGTCCAGATTGCTTTCTTTGGGTCATTTGTTACTGTATGACCTCTCAAATTAAATGATGTGTTTAACAGAATTGGAGTACCACTTACTTTTTCAAATTCTTTTAATAAATCGTAATATTTTTCATTTTGTTCTCTTCTAACCGTATGTATCCTTGCTGATTTATCTACATGGGTTACGGATGGTATTTTTTTAAAATCAGTAACTTTAACCACTTGATTCATATAAGGAACTTCACTCTCTGATATAAAATAAGTTTGATAATCTTCAACTGTGACAGATGGAGCGAATGGTCTAAACATTTCTCTTTTCTTTACAACTCTATTTATCTTATCTCTAATATCCGATATGTGGGGATTTGCCAATATAGAACGATTACCCAACGCTCTTGCACCAAATTCCGTTCTACCTTGAAACCAACCAACAATTGAACCATTGTTAATCATTTGTGCAGTTTCTTTTAATAAATCTTCATCGGATAATTTGCGAACAACAATATCATCTAAATTTTCTCTAATGGCAAGTTGTATATCGTAATCCGTATAAGATGGACCTAAATAAGGAGATATATTATTACCACCTTCAACTTTTTGGTGAGCAAGTATATCGTGCCAATAATACAAACAAGCTCCAATAGCAGAACCTGCATCCGATGGTGCATATGGAATCCATACGTTCTCTATTTCGGTGTTTGCTTTGATTTTGCCGTTAGCAGTTCCATTATATGCACAACCACCACCCAATACTAAATTACGTTTGTCAGTACCCTTTAATTCGTTTCTTATTAAGAAGTATAATTGTGATTCATACCATTGTTGCAATGAAGAAGCTAAATCCATATGTTCTTGCTCAATCTTTGATTCCGATGGTCTTGGTTCAAACCCAATGAGTTCAACCAAATAAAAATTGTACATATCTGTGTTGGATGTTCTCCAAGTAAAATACTTTTGTTTTATATCAATTGTACCATCTTCATTAACTTTTGATATTTTGTTAAATATATGAGAGTATTTTGTTGGATTACCATAAGGTGCTAACCCCATTACTTTATATTCACCACCGTTTGGTTTGAATCCTAAATAAGCAGTTATGCTAGAATATACCAATCCCAATGAGTTTGGGAATTTTATTGAATGTTTTTCTTTAATACCACTTTTATCACAATCTGCTACAACTACAGTATCCCACTCACCAACTCCATCAATAGACATACCAATAGCTTCCTCAAAAGGGGAAGTGTAAAAAGATAGTGCTAAATGAGATAAATGGTGTTTTACATAGGTTATTGGTCCTGTATAACCAATCTGTGTTTTAAAGTAATCCTTTAAGTTTCCTTCACCGTTTGAAAATTCCTTTTTAAATGTTGTCCATTTTTTAAAGTTCTTTAACCAACTTTTACCTAAAGTAGCTTCTACTCTATCGTATTTTAGTTTTGGTTCTTCATACCAACAAATCATATCAACTTTATCAATTGATATTTTTGCTGATTTTAAACACCATTCTATTGCTTGTAAGGGAAATGAATTATCATGTTTGATATTTGTAAACTTTTCCTCTTCTATTGCTGCTATTACTTCACCATCTATTACTATTGCTGCTGCTGAATCGTGGTAAAACGCAGATATTCCTAATTTAATCATAATCTACATAGTTAAGTCTCCTGTTCTGTCAAATTCACTATATAACTCCATTTGTTTGTCTTTCATTTTATTGACAATCTTGGTTATATAATGTGTGGGATGACCAGTCATCTCTCTAATAAGTAGGTATAAAGATTTTTTATTGAAACTTTCTATGTATTCTGCTCTTCTGAATAACTCCAAAACGGCATCTGCAATCTGCATATCCCGTTTCTTTGGAAAGTGGTTTTCTAAATGAATATCCCAATATGCTAACATTCTTTTATTGAATGTACGGAATTCATCATTAATATTTTCTTCTTCCCAATTATTTTCCGTATCCCAATGGTCAGGTAAATTTGATATAATATCAGTATCTTTATATCTTTTATAATTTGCGTTATTATTTAAAATCAAATAGTTTCTAGCAACAATAGTAAAGTAAGAGAATGCTTTTCCTTTACCCTCTTTGTACATATGAATCTTTTCAATCATAAATGTAACAACCTCACTCATTACATCTCTCGGGTCATCATCGAAGTATGAGAATTTCCATTTGTTATAAACAATCTCTGCGAGTTTATCAAATGCAGGTTTAATTCTATCTCTATATACCCTATCTTTAATACGTTGGTCTTCAGTTGAGTTGTACTCAATGATTGCATCTTCTGTATCTTTAGTGAAATACTGTTTACTTTTGGCTTTTCTTGGCATATTAGTTAAATTGTTTGAATCTTTCGATGGTTTCTTTTATTTGGTAAAATATTGAACCTACATCATCATCCTTCTCAAACATTTGACGTTCATCTATTTGTCTTAATGCCTCCAGTAATGCTTCGTTTCTGGTAATTTCTTTTTCAATAAAGTCTTCGTAACTTTCTAACTTTTGCAAGTTAATAATAATAACATATCCTAATACTAAGGATAGTGCAAATAAAAACCCAACTGTTATATATAATCCTATCATATTAAACTACTTCGTATCCTTTTAAAAAGAATTCATTTGCTTTCTTATATTTAACTTCAATCATTTCACCATTTGGTGATTTCATTACAACTAAATCATTTCTACCATAATTCTTACGAACAGTACGAGTAGTTGAATAGATTCTATCTTTAATTGTAATACCATCTAAGTGGTCAATTTCATGTTGAACAATAACTGTCATCATTGTTTCCTGTGAAACTCTATCGTTTGCTTTATCTCCTTCTGGATTAATTTCAAATGTTAATTCACCCAAATTATCTGTCATTACAACAACTTTAGTAGAACGAATGGTTCTTAATGGAGATGTTACTGTTTTTGGAATAGATAAACACCCTTCGTAAAATAAAAACCCATCTTTACTACGTTCTTTGATAATTGGATTTAATAAAAATAATTCTACACCATTCTCATCATCTCCAAATTTAATATAACACACTCTCTTCTTAAGCCCCAATTGAGTTGCAGAAATACCTAAACCTGGATACGTTTCTAATCCTTTTTTAAGTGTTTGTTCTAATTCTTCTGCTTCCTCTTTTGTAAAAGTAGAATATGGTGTGGGTGTTTTTAAGAATTCTGTAAACTCTTTGGATGTTAAACCATTTGTACTTTTGTCAGTAATTAATTTCATTTGTTTAAATTTAAATTATTAATTTTATCAAAAATTATTTTTGCTATTTTTTTATTTGCTTCTAATCCAGGATGACCATCGATTATTTCTCCATTGGTTTCATCTGTTACAGTTAATTTCTTTTTTACTGCAAAAGAATATAAATCATATTCAAAATCTTCTGCAAATTCTATTAAATTATTTTGTATTTTTTCGGTTACACCTCTTCCTATTTGTAAAAAAAATGGAGGAGATGTTAGTAAAAAATTAATTTTGTTATAAAGTAAATAATCTATAAAAAAATCATTATTCATTTTCATAGTTTTTTCTTGAATGTCAAAATCAATAGTTTCTTTCATAAAATCTAAAACTAATGGTTTAAGTAATTTCTCAACACTTTTATAAGATGAAGCAAAATATGTTTGAGCTACATCTAAATAATCAACATTGCCCTTTTCATCAAATGAATAATTTGCAATAAAATAATCATTTATAGATTTTGAATAATATTCCTTTCTACCAACATAAGAAAATTCTAATAATAATAATTTTTCATCATTTGGCTTTCCATCGTTTAATACTTCATATACCAAACGATACATTCTTTCATTGCCATAACCAGATTTAGCATGATTATAAACTTTTATATCTTTACCAACTAATTTTTGTAAATTACCAGGATACGAATAATTTTCTTTTGTAAATGGCTCTTCTGTATAGAATTTTTTTAATTGTGTGTTTTTTTCTCGATTCATAAACTCAAAACCACCCCCTTCTGTATGAGAAGTACCAAAACAATGTATTTCTTTAATCATTTTCTACCATATTTAATCCATTTATACCATATTCTCTCATGAATATAGTATTGAATTGGTTTATATATCAATTCTACTACTCCAAAAGCAGTTCCAATTGTAATTGAACCACTTATCCACCACATCAATAAAAATCCAATTAAAGTACTTATAATTCTATATGAGATGGATTTTAGTATATGTCTCTTATAATGTACCATTTCTTATAGAAGTTCCACTTATTTTACCTATTTCCGTTGGTGGTTCGTGGTAGATTACATCGTATCCTACACCTCTACCGTAATTCACCGATTCAATATCAGGTATAATTGAGATATATAATCTACCTGTTGAAACATAACCTCTTAACTTTTGGGTTAATTCCATCATTACTTCATGTGCCGTTTTTGGATTATCTTTATCCGTATTTACATTTCTAATGGCAATCCATACATTTTTACCTTTTTGAAATTGTTGGTCTATCAACCATTGATGCCCTTCGTGCCAAGTTTGCCATCTTCCAATGAATAATGCGTACTTTTTCATAATTTAATTAATAAATGGTAATATTGCTAATTCTTTTGCTTTTGCTTCTACCATAATATCTACATTGATACGGTATGTATTTGGTAATGAAGTAATATAATCTGAATGTGCTTGTGGTTTAAGTTTACTATTTTCTTCATGTAATGCCTTTGATTCTGAATAGTGAACTTCTGGTGTTACTCCACTTTTTCTCCAAGTAGATGTTGCAAGTAACAATGCTTGTCTTTCCGATAAACCACCTGTACAAAATTGGTGGTGATGGTAATCAAATACAATTGGAATACCTGTTTTGTGATGAATATACATTAAGTCTGAAACGGAATACATCGATACCTTATCATCATTCTCCAATGTCAATCGTTTCCTTACACTCTCAGAGAGTTTCTCAAAGTTAGTGATGAATCTATCCATTGCAGAGATTTTATCTCCGTAGACACCGTTACAATGAATATTAATATTGTTGTATGGAGTTAAAGATAAACCCATAAGGTCAAATAATTTACCATGTAACTCTAAATCTATAATAGTGTTAGCAACTACTTTTGGATTAGGAGAAACTAATACATTAAACGGACCTGGATGAGAATTGATACGCAAACCATTTTCTTTGGCATAAGTACCACAACCTCTAAGTATATTTGATATTTTAGTGTAATCGGGTAAATCTTCTAAATTGTATTCACTTGCCCACGGAAACATATCGGATGAAATACGAAACATTTTGATGTTATTTGCTACATTCCATTTTAGAATCTCAAATAAATCACGAGAGTTTTGTAGTGCTAATTCGGAAGCATAAGAAATACCTTTTTGAGTAAAGGTTTTCTTAACCATACTACGATTTGTAGTGATGCGAGGAGTCTGTTCTCCTAATGTCATATTGATGCAAGCATATCCTATATTCATAAAACAAATATACAAAATTTATTTTAAAAAAACAAGCTTTTAGTAAATTTTTATATTGTCCTCTTCGTTTCTGATTTGAGATAAGGCTCTGACTGTACCTTTTTTAGTTGATAACCAATAATTAACCGCTTTTGGATTATTTATCCATAATTTACGATTTTCCCATGGAAAATTTGGATGCATATATTCTTCCCATTGTAAACTTAAAGTTTCATTTTCCGTTGGTAAATTATTTTCCACTAAAATTTCTGGTTTTTCCTCTTCTGTCAAATTTTTTCCACTATCTCCGTAAACTTGATAAATTTTATCCACTAATTCGGAATTTGTCCGAGTTACCTCTTCATTTTTGACATTTTCTGTTAAATTTTCTTCCTCTTTTCGGATTTTTACTCCAACCAACCCATTGAATGCAATAATAAGAGCTACTGCAAGAGGGTCAAACACTATAACAATGATAAAAATGAAGAATTTTACAACATTTTTCAATTCTATACCAAATGCATCAGCAACAAAACGAAATCCACCCACTTCTTTTTCTAAACCTAAGTTAGAAATCTTAATTTGATTGATTTTTTCAGTTTCGAGAGCATTTTCGGTTTGTAAATTAGAGATTTTATCGTTAATTTTAGCAATTTGTTTATCTCTATTATCAATAGAACGAATTAATCTTCTATTCACATTACCACCATCTAATAATTTACCCTGATTGGTGTTAAATTCGGTAATTTGAGTAGAAAGTTGAGTAATTTGAGTAGTATTTTGGTCTATTTTAGTTTGGTGAACTGAAATCTCTCTATCCACTTGTTGTAGTTGGAGTGATTGTGCCTGAAACGCATTTGATAGATAACCAAAAATACCCGCTGATGTGATTAACATAAGAATTACAACAGATATAGTTAAATATACTTTGTTGAAACCCTTAATGTCATCCCATACTTGTTTTAAATAAGTAGCAGTTACTAATTTGGCAAATTCCAAAGAACCCGCCATTACCATAACCTCAGTAGATGCTCCTGCAAAAAGAACACCCAAACCAGTTACAGAGAAATAAGCCGCACATCCTGCAACTAATATTGCAGATATACCTACTAAGTATTTAAGCCAATTCATTTAATCTCTTTCAATGTTTATTAATTCAGCCATTCTATCGGAAACTTTTCTAATATCATGAACTAATTGAATAACATCTCTTGGTTCTAGTTTCATAGCACCAGATGCTGCTCCTTCTAAAACTCTTAATTTACCATCCAATACAACCAATAGGTTTTGGACTTGATTTTTGTACATCATACTCATAGTAATAAATATTTATTTATAAAAAAAGGTAGGAACTAAATGCTCCTACCTTCTAAATATACGAAAAATAACTTATATTACCTAATATTAATAGATAATTTTTTTGCCTTTCTTTCATCCTTCTTATCGATGGTGATTGAAAGTACTCCATTATTGAACTTAGCTTCCGATTTAGTACCATCGTAATCTTTACCTAATTTGAAGCTAAAATCAATATCTTTAATTAAATCAGATTCTCCTTCTGGCTTATTTGATTTAATTGTAATCTTATCTTCAGTTACTTCTAATAAGATATTTTTTGGGTTGTGTCCCAATACATTTACCGATAATTCAATTTTACCATCTTCTAATTCTTTTGTGGTATAATCGGAAAATACGTTTTGTTTAGCGTGGGTGAATAGATTATCCCAATCTAAAAATAAATCGTCTAAATTTGCTTTGTAGCTAGTTTTACTGTTGAATGTGCTCATAATAATAATTGTTTAAAGTTTAAATATAATATTTCAATTTCTACACCAAAACAAAAAAGTATGACAAAATGTCATACTTTCTGTAAAAGTGTCATATAATTTATTATCTTATCAAATCTTGTCTTTCTATAATGGTAGACATATAATCTGCCCAATGTAGTACATACTGAATAGTGTATTTTAAAGATTTGGATAAATCAAATGTTTTATAATACTTTTCATTATCTTCATCAAATAAACCATCTGTAAGTTTAATTCCAAAATATTCTTTTTCATTATAAATAATACCATAATGATTAAGAGTATAAAAAGTTCTGTCAGTAATTGTCATAAATGTAATATTTTCATTACGTTTATAAAACTCACCTCTGTTCTTAATGTGCCAATCTGAATCATTAGCTACATAGTGTAACTCTCCTTTGATTCCTAATTTACCTAAATCATGATGCAATGCTGCAAATAATAATTCTTCATCTGTAAAATCAATCTTACCTCCCGCTGATACAAATAACTCTTTTACTTTTAGAGCATTCTTACAAACATTAAAAATATGGTCAATATATCCACCATCGTATGCATTATGGAATCCTTTGTTACCGGATGCTGGAGAGACCGTTAGATTTAATCCTAACTCGTCTGGAGAATACATAAACAACAACTTTTCTAATCTTTCTCCTGTAAAGTATTTTTTAAGGATTTCTATAAATTTGTTGTAATTTGCTTCTAATTCTTGTTCTGTTTTTTCTTTCATGTTGCTTTAAAGTTTAAGTATAGTAAAAAAGATAAATCAAATATACGAAATATTTTTAACTTTTCCAAGTTATTTTAAATAAATTTCTTTTTTTGTTAAAATTTTATAAAGTATTTCAACCTCCTCTTCAAATTCTAATTCAGGCAGGTCATCATCGAATAATCGTAAAGTATATTCTGCTTTACCATCATCATTAAAATACGCATCAGATTCGGAACTAAATAATGCAGGTATTCTTTCTATATCTGGTATTTCTTCTTCATCAATATCAATTAAAGGAATTACATAGTAGTGGTATGAATCGATACCATCTTCTACTTCTAATCTATGAGACTTCCATTTTTGAAAGCTAGATTCTGTTATGGGTGTTTGTGGAACTATAATCATATCCAAAGATACGAAAAGTTTTTGAAATTAACAAATTAAATTAACTTTTTATGTTTACAAAAATCAAACAATTTATTAGCATATTCTTCGTTGTGAATATCAGTTGCATGTTTACCATCTATTGAGAATTCTCTAAAGTTACCATACTCACCATCGAATCTATAATCATCCATTACACTATCATCATTCAAAAAAGAACCGTTCCAAGTGTATGGTATTTTTTTATTTTGTAATAAATTCGTTATCAACAAATGATTCTTATACCAATTTATTAAATCATTTTCATCATGTGTTATTCTGGCAATTGCTTTATATTCTTCTTTACCTTCGTTGTTTTCTTCAAAATATCCCCACGGATTCATATGAAATGGTTCTAATTCTCCACCATATCTATAATATTCTTTTCTCGATGGGTATGTGTACATAATGTTTACAATATTTGGTCTAAATGTATCTACCAATGAAACTACACATCTTGTTATATAATCATTACTTCTGCCACCAAAGCCAGCATTTAAATCAACTCCTTTTTTTATTAATCTTGAAAAATAATGAGGCCAGGTTTGATTATCGGATACACCAACTCCTTCTGTATGAGAGCAACCAACTGATAGAATTCTAAATCCATCTTTATAAATTGAATCTCCTCTAAATCCCATTTCGTTATAAGTGTAAACATTAGTTCCACTTTCATCTGAACCAGAGCCATTAAATGTTTGATTTCGTCTTTCCGCTAAATTCCATTTATAGGTAGCAACATCGAACTCATCTTTTTTCCAATACTTTATAGATTTCATATTAAACTGGAATTGTTATTTAAAAGTTTGTTATAATAAACATTTTGAATTGCAACTTTATCTATTAACCAATTAATTTCATTTGGATGTGTATCTTTTAATATTTGAAATAACTCTTCTTTTGACCACCATATTTTATAGTTGTTAAAATTATATTCATCCGGATTGTATTCAATGGTATAACCTAAATTTTTTAATAATTCGGTTAAATTTTCTAATTTTACTACTTGAATATCTTCACCATATTTTTTTTTGTAATAATAAAAGTATTCATAAAAACGAACACACCAATGCGCAACACCATGAGTGTCATTATGCGGACTAATAAACTCTTTTAGTTTTTCATAAAAATTATTTATTTCTCCTGACTTATTTATAAATTCAAGCGTTTCTGTGTGTAGTGCCGTTATCAAATGACTCATTGGGTCTCTCACCACAATGTATTTCACTTTTGGAAATTCTAAGTATTCATAATGATTAAATTTAACTCTTTCACTTTCCCAAATTTTATCCAAATATCTACTACCACATTTTACTGGAACCATTACTGTATTATTATATATTTTTATATCCATTTTAAATTAAAGTTTTAGAAACAAATGTGGTTTTAATATCATATAGTTTGTCTAAAAAAGTTTCTTTATATATTTTTTTACGATACTCTAAATTAAAATATAATTCCTGATTAAATTTACATATTTCTAATACTTCTTTACTATCATAAATATTTGATAATTCTAATGCACTATCTATAATTTTTTTTATTTTACCATCACCATCCATTTCATCATAGTCCTCATTAATAACCGAATTAAATGTTTTAAATCCCATATCCCTTAATGTTTTAAGGTAATGTTTTGATGGTGCATATATAACAAATGGAACACCTAAATAGATTGCTTTCCATGTTTTTTCTGTAAGGTGTATTGAATTTTTATATAACATAGTTTCTGTTATGATATTAACTTTACTTTTATAATACCAGTTTGGGTTTATGGTGTATAAAAACTCATCTAAATATGATAATTGACTACCATACATTACATCATCTTCCAATTGAATTGATTTAAAGTTATCTACATTTATATTTAGTTCTGATAATAATTTTTTATTTATTCGATTAGTGGGTACCGCGTTGTGTACCCAAGTAAATCGAGTATCTCTTAATAACCCTTTATTAAATAATTCTTCAATAATTTGATATTTTTTAAAATTCATTCTTCTATTCAAACATAAAAATGTTTTATCTGGTTTGATTACCGTTTTAATAGTAATATCTTCAATATAACCACTCATATGATTATAGGTTGATAAAAAAAATTTAGGAAAAAAACACGTATTTAATATAAAACTACCATATTTTGCTAAGTTATGGATTGGATTATACTTATTTCTTTTATTTATACCAATATCAGATGAATCATTATTTGCAATAATTAATCTATTAGAATCAATTTTATTTCTGTTTAATTTATTAATAAAATTTAAATATTTTTCGTCCAACCAAAGCACAGCCTCTCCGGTATTATCCATTAAAAAATAAAAATTTTTATGTTGTAATTCAATTAATAAATTTATAAATTCATTAGAATTGGTATTTGATGTTTTTATATTTTTTGAAAATCCTTTAATTTTATCGGCATCTGAATTTTCCCATTCAGTTTCTAATAAAAAAACTAAAAAATTTAATTTTGTGGGGTCTATCTTATCAGTAGAAATATTTTTAAATAAAATAGTATTATCTATTTTTTGAATTGTTTCTTTAATATTTGTATAATTAGAATAAAAATCACAGTACCAGAATTGTATTTCCATTTAAATTAAAGTTTTGGATTTTTCATTAAATTCTATGCGGTATTTTTGACCATATGGAAAATTTTTATTTTCAACACAGTCTAAATTGATATAATCAACTATTTTTTGAAATCCGTTTTCATTATATAATTCTTCATATGATATTTTAAAAAAATCCATATCTATGTATTTTTCTTTAAATTTAGTTTTTAATTCATTAAAATAATCAGTATTTTCTTTAATAAATGTTGTATCAATATGTTTGTATATATATTCACCGCCCCAATTGGAGGTTCTTACCGCATTTAAAAATGATTCTAATTGTTTTGTGTAATCGTTTCTATATAATATAATTATTTTATTAGATACTTCTATAATATCCTCCCAATCCTTATGTGGATAATATACTTCTTTGATACATAAATGTTCAGTATCGTACAGATAATTGATTGGGGGTATATCTTTTTGAAACCACTTTGACATAGGATTTAATGGTTCAAATAATGTGGTAAAATTTTTATTATAATAAAACCAATTTGTTAAATTGGTTGAACCACTTCTGGGTTCTGCTAAAATTGTAATTACCATTTAAATTATTTTTGATGGTTTTGTTATTAATTCTAAATTAACATCTACCATATCTATATTAATCTTTTTATTAATTGTTTCTTCTAAATTATTTGTTTTTTTAAGTATAATATCTGCTAACATATCTTGTATTCCTTTTGTATAGTGTCCATCCGTACCTAAATGAAAATTATTCTTTTTTAACCAAAATCCAAACCCATTTTTAAATTTAATATTAATTCCATTGTTTAATAATTCATCTGACCAATCATACTCATCTACAAATATGTAAAATACTTTTACACCTAATTTTTCAATATATTCAAAAATGGAATCCATTATAGTGAATAATTTTCTTGCGTTGTCTTCAGTATTTACCAAATAATAATCAACTAATGGCATTATTTTTTCAATTTGTATTTGTCCTAAATCCTTTTTTGTTTTTTTTAAATCATTATAAAACGTATTTAACGATTGTATTGATTTAGATTTATCATCATACCAACACCCTCTTGTAAAAAATGAAAAATTTATAAATATTTTATCTCCACTTTTAAATTTATCTAAATTTTTTATAACACTATTAATTATTTGTTCATTAGAGTATCCACTTCGTCCATACAGATTATATTGGTATTCAATATTTTTTGCCATAATTTGACAAAACACAGGTCCCATATTAGTAAAACAATAACTGTCCCCAAAATGATGTATTTCCATTTAAATAATTGATTTTACTTTTAGGTTCGTGTATTTATTTTTATTATTTTCATAACATATTTAAATTATTTTATTTTCATTTTTTATTTTTTTAGAAATCCATCTATAAAATTCAATGTGTCCTTTAAAAGAAAAATGACCGTCATCTATTTCATTTTTAGTATCCATTTTTATGGTGTTAAACTTTAGTTTTCTGTGTGAGGACTCAATATCCCATAAATAAACTTTAATTTGTTTTTGCTCCAACTCATTTACTAAGAAGTCATATCTTAAATCTTGTCGTTCTTTATACAATGGATTTGCCGCAAAATGATAATTAAAATTTATAATTGTTTCAAATTCTTCATTTACATTATCCAAAACCACATAATTAGGTGACCCAATTGTTCTAAATTCTCTTTCAGAAATACCAAGTGATTGCCAACTATTAGATATTGTATCGATAATAGATTTTTCTGATTTTATTGGCACATCAAATCTATAACTAAATGTTTTCCCTATTACAACAAAATCATTTTGTTTTATTTTGTTCCAATTTAAAATTATAGAATCTATAATATAATCATTACTTGCACCACTTTTACCAATATTTGATAATTCTAAATTT